GACAAAACCACAAAAATACAGTATAGTATTTTCAAGCTTAGAGAAATTACAATTTTTGGAGCCCCGTCAGTTTCCTCTAAGCTTCTGACGGGGTTTTCTTTTCAACTACTGGAACGAGGGAAGAAGTAAAAGAGTTTTGATATCCTTTCTTTAAAAAAAACGGACTCCTTTTATAAAGCACAAAATCCTATATTCTTTTGGCCACTTTTAGATTATAGGTGAGAGGCAACAAATAATTTATGGGAAGCTTAGTTTAATTAAAACAGTTATAAGAACGAGTCGGACAACCGCGGAACGGACCGGAATTCCCCTTATAGAAAATGCAGGTAAAATCCTGTAGCTTCCCCAAATTCTAAATAGAAATTCTATGCCGTTTTCTTTTTCACATTCAATTAAACTCGTCTTGTAATAATAATTATCTTATAAACTTAATAGCCACTTTTAACTAAGAGAGGCAGTTATTATTATTATAAATGCCTTGCAATAAGCAAAGAAATCAGGTAAATTATATAGAGTGAAAAAAAAGAAACTAAACAAATCCAAAAAAGTCAAAAAAAGTCAACATAGACCGCTAACAAAAAAAAGACGGTTATTTGCTGAGTTTTACGACGGAGACAGCAAGAAAGCAGCGATAAAAGCAGGGTTTAAAAAAGATAATGCTTCCGCTGTTGCTTGTCGATTATTAAAAGTACCTGAAATAATCAAACTAATTAGATCCCGGCAAAACAAAATCAACAAATCAAAAGATAAAGCTTTAGAGAAAAAAGGAAAAACGAAAGCAAAAGCAATAATGACACGTGAAGATAGGATGCAGTTCCTATCAGACTTCGCGCAGGACGATAAGTATGAACCAAGAGACAGATTAAAATCAGTTGAGACCCTTGGACGTATGTGTGGAGACTTCCTCGGTAAAGAGGACACACCCTTGACACGGTTAACTGTTTATAATATACTGGTTCAAGCAAGAGAACAACGCGGACTATTAAACAAAGGGCAGAAAGTTATTGATGCAGAGGGAGAGTAATATGGGATATATAATAATCATATTGATATTAGTTGCGGCGGTAGTTATAGAGGTAGTTGTACTTACCGAATTAATAAACTTAATCTTAAAGAAATGCATAAGCAAAGTGAAAAAAATTTAAGTGATGGATGTATATTAGGATCACTTACATTTAATTCATTAATAAGATTAACGAAATCTGAGTACGAAGAGACAACCAGTGAATAAAAGACAGAGAAAGAAAGCTCTCACTAAAGAATTAAAGAAAATGACGACAAAAGACTATCTCCTTAATTCATTATACGGTAAAACTCCTAGCGGTCTTACTGAGCAAGATAAAAGAAGGATGAAAGCTGTGGCTTTAACATTATAAATGATAGATCAAGCGTGGGGGGATTAAATGAAAAATAAAACAGGACTTGAGAAATTGAAATCAGGATTAGAAGAATCAATTAAAAAAGGCTTAACAGAGTCGTTTCTTCCGAATCTTTTAACCGTAATAGAAAAATTGATTGCCGAAGAAAAGACAGAACTATCACTTGTGAAATTGGCTGATGAGAAAGGGTATCTTATTAAGCCATATAAAAGCAAAGATATTTGGTATATAGAATTGCAGATAAAATTTGACCACGGTAGTAGAATAGACAGTAAATCAGTTGAAGCAATAGAATATGACGAGTGCGAAGATAAAGCTAGAATATATTTAAGGGGGATTAAATGAACGATAAAGAAATCAATAAGCTAATAAGAGAAAATGGGGCATTTGAAATAACGGGCGATAAGGCTATGAAGCTAAGATTTATGGCAACAATAAAAGAAAAGAATAGGATTAATATAGAACTCGCAGAAGCTAGAATATGTATAAAAGGATATGAGATTATGAAAAGCGAATTTCTATCACAAGGAAAAGAAAATACAGAGCTAAAGGCTGAACTTGAAGATGTATCAAAAATAAAAAATCAAATAAGCGAAATGTATGAAAAAGAAACTAATATCAACAGAGAGTTAACTAAGGAACTTGAAAATCTTAAAAAAGCATTCATAATAACAGACAATGTATTGTTTATTGAAAAAACTAAAGTAACAAAGCTAAAGCAAGAACTTGAAAATAATAATTTATTACAAAAAGCGGCACTTTTCTTAATATCTAAAAGAGAAAAAGAAAATGCCAATCTAAATAGGGCAAATGATAGATTAAATGATGACTTGGAAAACTTAAAAGAAGCGTATGGTGGAGAAAATGCCAAGTCTAAAAAGGAGAAAGAAGATTGGAAAGATATGTGCTTTAAAAATAGGGAAATAATAAGAGAGGTAGAAACCAAGAATAAAAATTGGCAAGATATTTGTGATGGTTATATAATTATGTGTGAGAATAAAGATAAAAAAATTAAGGTTCTGGATAAGGCTTTTAAAGCAGTTTGTAAGGATATATTCTGTGATAATTGTCCTATATGCGATAAGGTAACAGGGAAGTGTAAAGATGCTCCAAACGCTAATTGTCCGGAAACAATAGAAGCGTATTATCTAAATAAGGTCTATAAGAAATGATTAATGATATAATAATAATTCACGAGTTTATATTTCCATATTTAGTAATTGGATTTGGTTGTCTTTTAGGAATAATAGTAATTTCAATTACAACTATACTTTATATATTCCGAGATATGGAAGTACCCAGTAACTAGTGGATTAGAAATTTCTATATGGAAGAAGGTAATGAATCCGAGGTACAAAAAAAATGATGAAAAAAAGTAAACTCCGCGGTTACTCTCAAAAGGAATTAACTGTTCAAGAAGAGAACTTTTATTTATTAAGAAAAAGATCTGTTGAATGTTTAAATTGTAACAAGACAACAAAAGACTATAGAAGACATCACGGCTGGATAACAATCTCTTCTGATTTAAATACCGGCGCCCGGCTAATAAAGATAAATAAATTAATAACCCATATTCAGAAGATCCAGAAGAGTGAGCTTTATGTCCCAACGGAGCGGATAGACTTCTGTAGTATCATGTGTCTAATACGGTATCTAAAGAAGGTAAAAACAAATGGCTAAAAAGAAAATACAATATTGTCCTAAAGATTGCATATATAAAGATGGAGATTTTTGTGAGAAAACCGGCTTACATCCGCGTATAAATATCATAAAGAATAAAGAAGGTCTTTTTAAGCTGTTGTATGTAAAACTCTGTACGTATGTAGATTAAAATGACTCATAAAGAAATATTAAAACTCTGTAAAAAAATAGGCAATGCGATGGAAGAAGTTAAGTGGAACGCTTGGGTTAAAGCGTGTAAAGAGGAACGAAAGGAGAATAATGTCAATACCTAAATTTACTGGGAAGTATTGTAAAAATAATTGTTTCTATCTAACAAGTATAAATACCTGTGCACTATATCCGACTGGTATAAACGGAACATTAAAGCGCGTTAAAAAAGGCAAACGTTTAAGGGAACATACGTGCGTAATAAAATATGGATTAATTGGACGTAGAATAAAACCTAAGACTTTTAAATCTATTATAATTAAAGAACGAACAACCAGTGAAATAACAAAACACTGGACAGTTAAATATAAGTGGAGAGAAGCTGCTCTCGGAAGTATTTATTATTGCCGCGCTAATCAACGGTATTGTTTCATCCCAATAACGATAGGGAATAATGTAATCAACTCAAATATAATGAGAGAGATAGCGGATTTTCTCGATGAAGCAAGTAAAGAATTAAAAGGGGTTAAAGGATGCCAGTAATAAAACTAAAGAAAACTAATAATGCTAATAAGGTGGCAATAAAACATCTCCGCGATGCTCAGAGAAATATACGCAAGCAGCCCTATAGTATGATAAGTTGTAAGGAAGCGAATTATATAATCGGTGAAGAGATAACTAAATTAAAAGGAAATTAAAGAATGAGCTTATTTAGAACTATACACATAACAAAATCAGATTGGTTTAGATTTAGTTTCGATTATGCAAAGATGAAAGGCAACTTCGCTATTATAATAAATGTCTTATGGCTTGAGATAGAGATAAGCAGTTTAGCATGGGGCAACGAAACTGGAAGTTGGTTTATAAGTTTCAGCTAAGAAATAAGGTATAATAAAAAAAGAGGGATTATGAAAATTACCGATATATTTATAATAGCTGGAAGTATTCCACATGCTCAAAGCTTCTCAAAGAAAATAGATGGAGAGATTCATTATATCTCTAGGCCGGAGAGTTTTACCGGGATGGGGAACGGAATCGTTTTAGTTTTAAATAATGCCACTGTTAATCTAAATTACTTTAAAAACATAGAGGCAGCTAAACAAACAGGTATGCCTATTTTCTTTGAGAAGCTTTTTCTATGAAAGATAAATTTACTAAAGAGACTGTCAAGAAAACAAAGAAGGTTATGAAGAAGTTTAAGAAAGAGCGGGATTTAATAATACACAATATGCCACCAGAAAAGTGTAATATCGGCGCTTTTCGGATTTATCATTATCCAAAGGAGAGTAAATGAACTCAGGAACTAAGATAGGAATGTTAAGCAAATTAAAGAATCTCTTTCATAAGAAGACAAAGCCCGGTAATATCAATCTTCTAATTGTTAAAGAAAAAGAGGTTCCAGTAAAAGTGGATTATACTCAAGTTGGTAAGAGTCTAAGTAAAATCAATTCAATGCTTATTAAATCAGACTATAATAAGCGGCTCTCAAAGAACGAAGCAGACAAAAAGATAAGACTCAAAAAACAATGGGATAAAGAACAAAATGAACTTGATGAATATCATCAAGATACTAAACCATTATTAAAAATGACAAGAGAACAAAAGGCAACGATAGATAAAATGACTCAGTATGAAATCTGTAAGTTCTGGCGCTTCTCTAAACCTGGCAATCCATTACAACAAGGTGAAGCTGGTCAATATCTTATGAAACAATTATCAGCAAAAGGTGGGTTTACTCCGGCAATATCAAAAAACTTAGGTTGGGATATGGAGAATATTAAATAATGCCAAAGAAACCATTGAAACCAAAGAAGCTTGTTGAAGCGCGGCGCCTTCTTTTTGCTTTACTTCATGAGATAGAGGAACAGAACGAAGACTCTAAACGAGAGCATTTAAAAAATTTATCAGAAGTTGAACAAATGAGTGGGCTTTATAAATCAGCTATGGAGAATAATACTAAATTAGAATCAATGAACGCTCTTCTTAAAAAAGAGAATAAGAAATATATTCTAAAAGTATTAGAGATAAAAGAACTTAATATCAAAGTCAAGGAATTAAATAAAGCTGTACGCTCAAAAGAAACTGAGTGCAGACAGCTTAATACAAAACTTACCAAACTAAAATCTAAAGGAGTAAAGGAATGAAAAAGAAAAGTTACGGACCAAAACCCTCGTCTTATAAAATAAAAAAACCTATGACTAAGGATGAGCGTAAAACTAAATTCAAAAGCATAGCTGATAAAGGTGCGAAGTTATCTAGTTTTAAAGGTAATCGCGAGACATCTAGAGAAGCACGTCAACGAAAGACATTAAGGTCTATCGATGAAGCTAATGCTAAAAAAAGAAAATCCAATAAAAAAGCTTGGAACAAAGAAGTACAAAAAAGAATAATAAATAGAAAGAGTGGTGTTAAAACAAATTGGACTAAGAAAAAAGTAAGTAAGAAAGCTAACGCTAAAAAAAACTACTGATATAAAATTCCTTGCAATTTTAAAAGAAGAGTCATATAATAAAGATATGAATATAAAAGAATTCCATCTAGGAACTAATATAATCAAAATACAAAACAAAGTAAAAATAAACGTATCAAAAATAAGTCGAGACTTTATCTATATGTCTCTTGAAGGGTTACCACAGAATTGTATTAAGATGACAAAGAAAGAAATAAAAAACTGGAGTATAGCTAAGGAGAATATAAATGAGGGAAATAGCGAACGTAAAGAAAATAATACCAGCAAATCATAAGATCTTAATTAAAGTCGATGCAGACATTGAAACAAAGGGCGGAATATATATTCCTAAGAGTACAGACCAAAAAAGTGAAATCTGGGCCGGTGAAGTTATAAGTATAAGTCCCGGATGTGATTTAGCAGATGCTTGTTGTGAGAAACTTAAGCCCGGAGTCGTAGTGGTTACAGATTGTAACTATCTTACGTGCCCGCAATTTAAGATAAGGAAAGATATCTATTCCCTTATCGATGAGGGAGAGATTGTTTGCATACTTAAATAATGAAATTACCTAAATCCATAACTATTGCGGGACGCGAATATAAAATAGTAAAAGATCCTAAGCGGGCTGGTGGTAGTGGTAATCTTGCCGATTGTATAATAACTATTGGTACTAGACTACCGAAAGAGATTCCAATAATATTCTTACACGAGGTTCTTGAGGTGATTATGGTTGAACATAATCTAAGGTATGATATTCCAGATTCAGAACCCTATCAACATTTCCTATTCAACTTTAACCATAAAGAGTATAAAAATGTAGCGTGGGATTTAGCTCTCGCTTTAAAAAATGTAAATTTCCAAAAGGGAAATCAAATAAAGGATAAAAAAAATGGCCAGAAAAAAAGTAATAAAAAAAAGAAAAGTAGTAAGAAGAAAGAAAGTAGTAAAACCCGGAAGAAAGCCAGGAAAGAAAACAAATAAGCAAATTGCTAATGATCAGATCGACGAAGCTACTGAAGGAATGAGAGACATGGGTGACTTGCCTCAGACAGAAGCGGAAGCTAAGGCTTATGATGAAGCTAAAGTAGTTAAGCCCGCCGCTAAGGCGCCTGAAATTAAAAAAGGGTGGAGCGTTAGTGAAGCTGGTATATTATTAAGAGACGGTGAACTTGTAAAATGCCCCTTCGATGGTTTCAAGCATTGTAATAATAAATGTCCTCATTATGAGCATATTAAGTTATCACCTCCAAAGACAAGAATTGTCGGAGCGATGCTAACATGCGGTACAAGTAAAAGAATTAGTTTCGATAGTTAAAAACAAAACGTGTTATGTTGTAAGGTTCGGGTGAGTTCCGACTGTTTGGTTACATAGGCTCACCCGGCCATCCGGGAGAACAAATGGCAAAGATAAAAATTACTGTGTGGCATGATTGCGATCATGAGTATCCTAAATTAGACACAATCATCGAAAGCTTTTATGATGTAGTAGAGTGTAAAGATAAAGAGTGCGTCTGCCGGAGGGATGAAGAAACTGGCGAACCTATACGTACTAAGATGAAAAAAACTTTTCATTATACGGAAATAAAGCCCGAATGAAAATAGATTATAACTGTGTAAAAAAAGATTTAGGAGTTCAGCCGGAGTTTTCTGCAACCGGCCAAGGGCTAGGCGGAGCTGATAGAAATATTAAATTTAAAGATCTAGGGATATTATCTAGTAAGCATAAGCAAAAAAAAGGTAAAAAATGAAAATAACATCTATTTACTTCCATGGGTCACAACGTGGAAACTTCTGCGGCTATTGTGATATTGTCTTCGATAAGTTGCTTAAAGTAAATAAGATTAGAATTGTCCGGAATCCAGACAATAAAATAATAGTGTGCATGCCTAATAAAAAAACTGTATCTGATGAGTGGAAAGATATTGTTCACCCGGTTGATTCTAAATTCAGAGATAAACTTACAAAGCTTATTACTGAGGTTTATTCGTGGAAAATAAAGACTCAAAAGTAAGCGAGTACCTTACAAAATTACAAGATCCTAAATTCTATATTGAATCCTGCTTATCTATAATCGATAAAGATTCCCGTGATGTACCATTCATTTTCAATCCAATTCAAAACCGATTTATGGAAGAGCGCGCAGAACCTACTCAAATAGGTCAATCTTACATATTTCTTGACGCAATTCTTAAAGCCCGGAAAGAGGGCTTCTCTTCACTAATAGCTGCTATATGGCTACATGCCTGTGTTTTCTTTAAGAATACAAAAGCGGTTATAATGAGTGAAGAGGACGGGGCAACCAAAAGACTCTTAGAGCGTGTTGATTATTATATCAAGAGCTCTACAATTAAAATAAAACTTGGGACTGATTCTAAAGAAGGTTATAGTTTCCCGGAAACTAATTCTAATATGTGGATTGGAACGGCTGGACAGAAAGCGTTTGGCCGTGGTGATGATATAACTCACTTACATTGTTCAGAATATCTCTTCTACCCTAAATTTGGAATCTTAACCGGTGTTCAAGAAGCTATGAGAAATGGCGGATGGTGCGTACTTGAATCTACAGCTAATGGGTCTGGGACTGAAGGGCATAAATTCTGGGAAGAGAAAAACAATTTCAAAAAGCATTTTTACGGTTGGCAAGATGATCCTCAGTATTGTAGTCCGGATAATACACCATTTGAATTAGAACCACATGAGACAGCTATTAAAGAAGCCTTAAATCTTTCGTATGGTCAATTACGGTGGGCCCGGCAGAAAAAAGGAAGTATGATTAATCAGTATGACTTTCCTCAAGAATACCCGGCAAATGAAGCAGAGGCTTTTCTCACAAGCGGAGCAAAAGTATTTCCATGGCCGGACATTAAAAGACAAGCTGATATTAAACGTCCTTATAAATGGAAATGTAATTTAAAAAATATCGGTAATAAAATAACTATAGATACAAACGATCCTCAAACTAATCTTACAATCTGGCGTACTCCAAATGACGTTGGACGTGAGCAACTATATCTTATTACTGCTGATTTCTCAGAGGGTATTATTGGCGCTGATTTAACTAGTATGTCAGTATGGGATATTTACTCATGGGAGCAAGTAGCTCATTGGCATGGATTTAGAGATCCCTCAGAAGCCGGGCAAATAATGTACGATTTAGGATGCTATTATAATTGGGCAACTTTAGCGCCTGAAACAAATATGCCTGGAAATGTAGCTTATGCTAAACTCCAGGCTTTAGAATATCCTAAGCTCTGGCGCGACTCTGAACAAAAACCATGGAAAACTACTCAAAAGACAAGACCGTTAATGATAACTGCATCCCGTGAAGCTTTACGCGAAAGCACTGTTATAATAAATTCTCCCCAGACTATAGATGAACTTAAAACATTTGTTAAAGCTAAAAATGGGAAACTTGAGGCAGATAGTGGTTGTCATGATGATTGTG